TTACTACTCTGACAACTTGTTCTTGTCCTATTTGTAATTTTACATTTCCACCTTTTAAAATCAAATCTAAGGTGCCATCTGTGTCATTGTAATAAACTGAACCGGCATTTGTCGGTAGATTAGTTGGCGTATTGTCAAATTCTAAATTTCCGGTAAGCAATCCAAATTCTCCTAAATTAACATCACTCGTTGCACCGGTATAAGGTACACCACTTGATGCAGAAATTGGTATAACATTAAATGTCCAATATTCATCAGCACCACCCGAACCGGAAATGTGAGTCAATAAAGCTATCGTGTTTGATGTTACTGTTTTATCACTATTGCCATTTGATACTAAAGAAATACCGGCACCTCTTAAAATAGCAATATCACCGGATAATGGCAATACTTTCAAAACTGTTCCAATAGGAAATATGTTTTTGTTTAAAGTATAGTTTGCTATTTCTGATGCAGTAATTAATTTGGCTCTGTCTTCTGCTATAAAAGTGTATGTAGATGCACTAACATTTTTTATCGGTCTGTCTGATTGGTTCAATACACTTTCCAATCCTATTTGAACAACACCGGTCAAATCATTTACCGAATCAACCGCACCACCGCCACCGGTCTGTGTATTTACATTTATAGTGGTTAGGTTTGGTGCAATAGTTAAAGTGATTTCTTCAACTACCGGTGTAATATTTATGTCTATGATATCTGCCATCTTATCGTGTTATGTCGCATTCAATTAAAAAATCACCACTAAGCCAAGTCTTTACAGTTCCATCCACAAAAGTGATTTGTAAATCGTATTCATAAAGACCGGATGCAATATCAATTATCTGCTTGTTAATCTTAAACAACCCACCGGCAGCGTTTGTGATTGTAATTCCGGCACTTGCTACACTTGTTAAATTCAAAGCAATCAATCCACCGCATTCAGTTCTTAGTTGCATTTTAATTATGGCACCGGTTAAACTTAAAGCCAATCCATTTTTAACAATAGCAAATGGCATTTCTTCAAATGTATCTCCTTTGATATGTGTAATATTATAACTCATCTTTTTTTGTTTGCTTGGTTAGATATTCTTTCATCTTTTCTAAATTCTCTTGCTTTATTTTATAAGCAATGAATTTGCTTTCCGGTTTGTTTTCTTCTTTTTTCATAGTACCCAAGTACAAGGATTTGCTTTTTGGTCCGGGAACATATCGCTATCTCTGTTTGTCCAATATTCCGGAAACATAGCACTTGCATTTATGCCCATATAATCAATAAATCTTTTTGCGTAAAAGTCTGCAAAAGTTCTGTGTTTTTGCACAAGCAAATCAAGTTCTTCTTTTGTAGTGCTTTCGGAATTGTCAGACCGATGCTTAAATACACCACCGTTTCTGATTTGATAGTTTGCAAATGGCAAATAGTCAACCATTGCAAAATGAATTAACATCGGTTGTACATAGTCTTTGACCAAGTTTAAATAATCTCCGGTTAAAGTATTGCCATTTATCTTGGTAGTAATTGTATTATACAGTTGTGTACCCAAATAATTCTGTAAATGCATCTGTTGTGCAATTTTAATGAATTGCATAAATAAATCAGCATCAACATTGCCATTGATTATTGTATTTGCTTTTAAATCTGTCTGTGTTATAAAAAGTGTTGTTGCCATTTCTTATCCTTTGTAATTTGGGTGGTGACCTCTGTTTGGCATATCGATTGGTGCAGTTTTTGAATCTTCACTACCAACCGGATTCGGGTTGTATCCTTCAATGCTTGAAACTTCTTCACTCGATGATAATGCTTTGTCCTTGTATGGTGTTCCATCTGTCTTGGTTTTTAACCTATAAAGATTCTCATTCCAAACGTGACCACAATTCACACCACCTTTAAATCTAAATAGTGAATAGTTTTCACCTTTATGGCCAAACTCATTATTGACTCCTTGAAATGATGCTTGGTCAATGTCTTCTTTACGATATACAACACCGGAATTAGTTCTTGCCATCATACTTACGCAAAATTCTCTTGAATTGCTACTTGCATATTTTTGTGCATATTCATATCTTACTTTGTACAATCCTTCATCCAAATAACTACTTGCACTCGGATTGCTTTTAATGATATCTTTTAAGATTGTGCTTTTTGCTTTTATTTTGCTTTTTGCCCATTCTTTTACATCTGAATTCTCATCGCAATATTCTCTTTTGTCAACAAGTTCCCATTCATCGGTTACAACTTCACCATCAAAAGAATGAATGTCATAGCTTCCTTCTTCGCTGCTTAAAGTTTCAACCGGTACTTCTTGCTGAATTGCTGCTTTTAAGCCAACTAAAGACCTAATTTCATCAGCAGTCATACTTTCAAGAACCTTATTTGCTACCAATGGTGATAGTGAATTTATTCCATCAATAATGCTTGTTGATTTTTCGCTTACAGTAAGTTCATTTTGTGCATCTAATGGTTGTAAAGTCTTAAAGTAAAGATTCAAACTAATTTGATTGAATGCCAATACCTTGTCAAAATCTTTAATTAATAGATTTTGAAATGGTTTGATAACTGTATTTTGCATTAAGATTGTTGCGGTCTGTAATTCATCCGCATTGTTACCAAATCCGGTGTTGTCTTTAATACCCAAAAGTAACGGACTAATAACTCTATGTGCTACCATAATTTTTCGCATACTTTCGTCACTCAAAAACTGATATTGGTTGTGTGCATCTGATAATTGCACCGGTGTAATGTCAGCAGAATATTGGTTGTTGTCATTAAACGAAAGAATAAATCTACCGGCATTTGATGTTCCGCTAAACTTTTTTGTTATGCTTCTTTCAATATCTCTTTGCTCATCTTCAGTTGGTGTACCATTGTTAAAATTGATTAGCATTGATGGTGCCAATCCATTCATAATATTGTTGATATGGTAGTTGCTTATTTCTTCTTCTAATTCGCAATACTGTAAACCACCTTGCCAATCCGGTGGTGAATAGTAATAGAATCCGGTTTTATAAGGTTTGATGTATAGTATTTCTTCACCACCATTTCCAAAGCCAAAAGCCGGTATCGGTGTTGGTTTATTTTGTCTGTTTATTTTTGTCCAATCTTCAGCATAGAAATACTGCTCAACTTCTCCATCTTCATTGCATTTTCCACTTCTTAAAGTCTCAACCGGAAAATGATTGCATTCCACAATTCTTGTTCGGTCAACCGAATAAACAACTTGCAAAGCACATTGTCCCATCGCTTTAATATCATAGCACAACCTTTGTACTGTATCGTCATCAAATAGCAACATTGCTTGTGCAAAGTCTTCCGGCTTGATTGCTTTATCTGAAGCATCCAAACCTTGACCGAAAATCATTTGACTAATTCCGTTTACAATAGCATTGTTTGTTGGACTTCCATTTATTCTGTCTTGAATATATCCAAAATAATTATTGTCTGCACCATATCCAATGTATTCTTGTGTACGGTCTTCAACTATCTTTGGACTTGTGTAATTGGCTAAATTAACTACACCTATTCCAACATTCTTTTGTTCTTTTATTGTTGTTTTTTTTCTCATTCTATTGAATTACTATAAAGTCATTATTGTTAGTATTCAGACTTGTATATTTATCTTTATTTATCGAGTAATTTGCAACCGCTTGGTTGGTTGAAAATAGTTGGTCTTTATATAAGACATCACCATTTGAATTAAGTGCCTTAAACTCAAAGAAACCGCCTTCATATAGGCAGTCCATTTCCGCTTTTATGTAAACTAAATCATAAACGTTTGGATATACTTCTAAATCGGTATATGTAAAGACTACTTTTGTTTGCTCGTCTTTGATTTCTAAAGTGATTGCTTCACCTTCAATGTAGCCTTTTGGAATAGTTACAAAGGTTTGCAATGCATTGTCTTGGTTTACTACTGTCATATCTATATAACTACTTTTTATTTTTTTTTGCATATAAAAAAAAGCACATCGTAAAATGTGCTTTTTTTAAACAAATAACCTCTTAATCTTTATGGTGTAATCTGTGTTGCAGATGCTCTTGTGGTTACTACTGTTGATGTTACAAATGGTGCCATAATTGCTTCCTCAGCAGTAATGGTCAAAGTGTATCCATTCATATCACCTAATGCAGTTCCGGTTGTGATTGTTCCATTTACGTTACAACCCCTAACCAATCCAACTGCAAAATAATTACCGTTGTTGTCTTCGATAAAAACGTGCGGTCTTGCAACAATCATTTTTTGCAGTTCAACTTGTGTGGCTGCATCCATTTTTGTTAATACTGCAGTTAAAGTCTGACCATAGAATGTTGTTCCATTCTCATCACTTGAAGTGATTGTCTGCTCTAAGTTGTTACCACCCTTTACATCGTATTTGTAAAAGTTAGTTCCGGCACCGGTAATTGCAGTAAGTACACCGGCAGTTATAGTCAATGTTCCAAGTGTTCCGTAATCAGCAAAATAAATTGTTCTGATACCACCTACAACATCCTTGCAAGGAAGTTTTCTTCCGGTTGCCATTAAACAAGTACTCATATCTTTTTTTTTATTAAATTAATAAATTAACCGGCTAATTTCTTAACCGGTTATAAATTTATGCTATACCGTATGTAACCGCATCAGCACCGATTCCAACTTGAAGACCTCTTGTGAATCTTGCAATGAATCTTACGTTTTTACTTCCATCGATATCTTGCATATCAATAGTTTTAACAAGGTTTGCATCATCAGCTAAACCAAATCCAACATAAATGTTTGAAATGTTTGTAGCTACCATTGTTGATGCCGGTAAACCGTTGGCAACAAATAACTCGATACCATCAAAAGTCAATGCAGTTCCGTTTGTGTACCAAGCATTACCTTGATTTGCGTAACCGTTAGAACCTAAACCACTTGCACCAAATCCACCCAATGCTCTTACATAGGCTTTCGCTACGTTTTGAGATACAAAGATTCTTAAATCTTCGGTACCATACAATGCAGCCGGGATTCCATCAACAACTCTTGCTAATTCAGCAAGTACATTTGCAGAAGTGATTGCCAATGGTGTTGCAATTACTGTAGCACCATCAGTTTTCAATAATTTTCCAAGACCGTTTGTAGCATTCCATAAGAATGTTTCAGTATCCAAAGCAATGTCTTTCAACATTTTTGCAATAAAGAAATCAGAGAAGGTTGTCGGCATTGAATCAAAAGCAGAATATCCCATTGATACCGCTTCCCAATCTTGTTCGAATGGTGTTTTACAAAGTTGGATGTTAACTTGTTTCTCTGTAACTGTCAACACTTTGTCTGACAATGTTACTACACCGGTATCGGTAAAGTCACAAGTTGCATCAGTCACAAGACCGGAAACAACCGCTTTCTTCAAAGTAGTTTTGTATTTAACATTTGGAATAACTGTAACTCCATTGTTTGCGATTGTGTTCGCACTTAATACCGCAGCAGCGACATATTTACCGGCAAATTCTCCGGCATAATTTGTTGTAATTGTTGGTTGAGCCATTTCTTTTTATTTTTTTAGTTTGATAATCTCGCAAATATCATCGCTTCTGTTGATGATGTATTTACCGGATTGTTTAGTTTTGATAATAGTTGTTTGTTCTCAGTGGGTTTGTGCTTGGTTACATTTTTGGATGCAACGCTTGACAAAGTTTCTTTCAATTCTTCGGCTTCTTTTTGATAGCCTTTCATTTCATCAATCTTGGCTTTCAATTCGTCAATCTGTGTTTGCACTTCTGCCATCACTTCTTTAACTTGTGCCATTGTTACCGGTTCTTCAGCAAGTACTACTTCTTCTTCAGTTGTAACTTCTGCAACAACTTCTTCTGCTGCCATTTCAACTTCTTCTTCAACTACTGCTGCTGAAATTTCACCAATTTTTCCGATTTCATATACCTCAAGTACATTTCCATCAGCCATTGTGTAACTTCCAACCTCTAATGGTTCTTTGTTATCGCCATCCACCGCATAGACCATTTCGCCTACTTCAAATGAATCTGCTTCGATAACAGTACCATTCTCCAAAGTCTGTTGCTCTAACTTCACATTTCGTGAAAGCAAAGCATTAATTCTACTTAGAATGTCTGTGTTTTTCATATAAATTAATTATTAATACTAACCATATAACGATTAGTGATTTTTATTTGCATTTTCATTTATCCTTTGCGATATATTGTGCCTATTCCTTGTGCTTGTAATGAACCATCACAACACTTTCTGTTATAGGTATTGTCTTGACATAAACAACCTCTATTGCCACCTTTTGGACTTGTCCGGCTTGGTGTTTTAAAATCATCTTCT